CATTTGAAATCTCCTTGTCTCCTGCTTTAACAAAAGATACACAGGTCGCTGTGCATTTTTCGGCTGCCCCTTGGTACAGCAACAGACTCATGCTCAAAGCTGGAGTTACTACTCCGCAAAAATTTGAGTTTATTATCGATTTATCAAAAGCTAATGAAACATATAAGACAAATAATGTTTTTATCAGATTTGGCACAAATTACGGTTTTCCAGCTAATCTTACAGTCACGCTTGAAAATGCCATGTTATCCATAGGCACCAACTTTCTTGGCTATGTTAAAGCCATTGAAGATGTTGAAACTGACATCAATTCCAAAGCTGACCATAAATTGACTAATGACCAATTAAATGCTCTAGCTGAAAAAGCTCAACTTCATGACGTTGAGCTAAGAGCTAAAGCTACAATGGATCAACTTAGTGATTTAGAAAAAGCCTATAATGCTTTGGTAAAATCAAATGCAGACAACCAAAAAAAATCTGAATCTGATTTAATCGAAGCGGGCAGGAGAATTGAGTTTTTATCAATAGAATTTGGTGGTTTGAAAGAGATGAAAAAGTTCATCGATACCTATATGAGTGCTTCAAATGAGGGGCTTATCATTGGAAAGAACGATGCTAGTTCATCAATAAAAGTCAGTCATGATAGGATTTCTATGTTTTCTGCAGGTAAGGAAGTAATGTATATTTCGCAAGGTGTAATCCATATTGACAACGGTATTTTTACCGCGTCAGTTCAAATCGGAAGATTTAGAACAGAACAGTATTATCTTGACAAAGATGTGAATGTCGTTCGATATGTAGGAGGTTAAAAAAAGGAAAATGACTAAATTTATCAATTCTAGTGGCCCATTGCACTTGAATATTTATATTGAACAAGTTAGTCAGGACGTCACTAATAACTCGTCAAAGGTTAGTTGGAGGGCTACCGTAGACCGGGATGGAGGTTATCGGACTTGGAACGCTGAAAATGGAAGTGTTTTATCTGTGTGGTTAAATGGTTCAAGTGTATATAAGAGCAATTTAAGTTTCGAGACAGAGGGACAAGAAACTACTCTAGCTTCTGGAGAAACTACTATTCCTCATGAAAGCGATGGGACAAAAACTTTCTCAGTATGGGCTTCATTTGATCCTAATAATGGAGTTCACGGAAATATTACTATCTCGACTAAGTATACGTTATCCAGCTTGCCTCGTTCTAGTGCAGTAGCTGGTCTAGACGGAGATAGAAATCTAGGCTCTCGTCATACTATACGAATTGATAGAAAAGCAAGTGCATTCACTCACCAAGTTTGGTACCGAGTTTTTGGAAGTGACTGGATAGATTTAGGTAAGAACCATACTACTAGCGTTTCCTTTACTCCATCACTAGACTTAGCACGATATCTACCTAAATCTAGTTCTGGGGTTATGGACATCTGTGTTCGAACATATAACGGTACTACTCAAATCGGTAGTGACGTGTATTCTAATGGATGGTACTTTAAAATCCCAGACAGTGTAAAGCCGACCTTCACAGGTCTTTCATTAACTGACATGAATACGGTTGCAAGACAGCTTTTGAGTGGAAATGACTTTTTACAAATAATTTCAGATATCCAAGTAAACTTCAACAATGCGTCTGGCGCCTATGGATCTACTATTACAGGATATCGAGCTGAAATTGTTAATAAAAAAATGGTCGTAACTAAAAACGGTGGTAGTTTTGGTATCATGAACTTCAGCGGTTTGGCGACCATTCGAGCTTATGTTATCGATAGTCGGGGTAAACAATCAGATGCTAAAGATATTACTATCAACGTGATTGAGTATTATGCCCCCTCCTTTAGCTTCTCTGCACTTAGAACTAGAGGTAATCCAAATACATTGCAAGTGTTAAGAAATGCCCGAATAGCCCCTATAATGCAGTCAGGAAAGCAAAGGAATGTAATGTCCTTAACTTTCAAAGTTGCTCAGATAGGTAATGAGAATTTCACGGATGATAATGGTAGTGCATCTGGTAATTTTACAAGTGTTCATACACTGACTAATTCAGCTGCTAACATGGCGGGGAATTATCCATCGAATAAATCCTTTGTGATTATTGGTAAGCTTGAGGACAAGTTTACAAGCGTTGAATTTTCTACAACAGTAGCAACTGAAAGCGTGGTAATGTCCTATGATAAGAACGGGCGTGTAGGCATCGGTAAGGTTGCAGAATTTGGGAAGCCTGGTTCTTTAGATGTTCTAGGCGATATCTACTCGAACAACAAGCCTATTCAGCAGTATCAACTGACTTCTAATTTCGGCGGTGCAATTCCTCCTCACGGTTCTTTTAATAAAGACTTAAATAATATGAAAATCCCTGGTTTGTGGCAAGTCGGTGCAGACTTTGCTAACAATCCTTTAGGAGCTTTTTGTATTTTAGAATGCTATAAATTACATACCACTAACGAGTGTATCCAGAGGGTTACTTCTTCGAACGGCTATATGGCAGTCCGTGAGTACGGATATGATAACGTTTGGAGGCCGTGGCGCTATGTAGTGCAACAATCAACATCCACTAATAACTCTGACTATGTAGCATTGTTAAAATCAGAAAGCGAGCCCACACCGTGGAGAGACTTATCTTTGCAAAACGGATGGCAACATCATCAACAGTACAATGATGTGCAATTTTCAAAGACATTTGACGGCGTGGTTTATTTTAGAGGTTCGGCGTACAAAGGGAAAACTACGATTGAGACAGTGATAGGGACTTTACCAGTAGGATTCAGACCAACACAGACACTGTACATCTCAACGATCAACAACAACTATAATGTAGCTGTTTTAGGTATCTACGGAAATGGCAATATAGTTGTAAAAGGTAACGTAGACTCAAACTGGCTTAACTTTGATAACATTTCATTTAAAATTTAGAAAAAGGAGAACATATGAAATTAGAGTACGGGACAAAGTCCCAAGAATTTGATGTAAGCGGAAAAGAATCCGCTACAAAGGTCACGTTAGTCAATGCAGATGGCGCTATCGTACCTATCCTGCTACCAGCTGATAAAATCGGCTTGTCTAATACAGAACTTTTTGCGTTAGCCTTGGAAGCTCTCTATCAAGAGAATTTCCCTCAGCGTGCTGAGAAGGAGAAGTTTAATCAGGTAGAAGCTCAGTTGCAACAAAACAAGGAAATGGCAACTAAGGTAGAGCAAGCGACCGTAGAGAACAAGGAAAACCTTGATGCGGCCTCAGAGATCCTTGAGATCATGATTGCTTTGTCAGTATATCAAAATGGAGGTATGCCTACCTTTGCCTATACAAAGGTAGCAAATTTCATCAAGCCTCTTGTAAAAAGCACACGCTACGCAAACGGAGACATCGTGTCTATGCCTTATCCGTTTGAAACCAACGCTAAATGGCCAAAGGGCACGCAAACTATCTTTCAGTTTCAAATGCAGGCCACAGAGGGATACACTTGGAAAGAGCAGTCACTATCTGATATGCTTCAGCAAGGCGTGCTGACTGTGGTCATGCCACGTATCGATTAAGGAGATAGTATGACATGGGTTGAAATTTTTGAAAAGCTAGTGCATGCAATTACTCAACTAGCTCCTACAATCGGAGTTGTTGCGACTGGATGGTTTGGGATGCGAGCCAGCAAAGCTGGACATCTCAATAAAGAGCAATTTAATGAGCTGAAGGGAGAATTGAGCACTATACACGCTATTGGCGAAGATAATAAGAAGAATATATCTGAGATCAATAATAAGCTAGCAATACATGATAAAGCACATCTAGCTACGATGTACTTAAGGCTAGAACGTGATATCACAGTTGCATTGAAGCGTGGTTATACAACGGTTCATGAATCGGATATCATTCATAAAATGCACTCTAGCTACAAGGAATTAGGCGGAAATGGGCGCATTGATGCCCTGTTTAACAAATTTGTAAATTTAGAAATCGTGGAGGAAAATACAAATGCAACAGATTAATGAAATTATTACTAACGGTGCAATCAGCATCCTTGTTATTTTAGCAGGGGTAGCAGTCAAATCTATTAAAGATTTTCTCATCAAAAAAGGTGGAGAAAAGACAATTAAGATTGTTGAAATCCTTGCTAAAAATGCGGTCAATGCCGTAGAGCAGGTCGCATCCGAAACTGGTTTCAAGGGCGAAGAGAAGCTCGAACAAGCCCGCGCCAAAATCCGCGCTGAGCTTGGCAAATATAACATCAGTATGACTGACCGCGCTCTTGATACATTTATCGAGGCATCGGTCAAGCAAATGAACGATGCCTGGAAAGGGGATGATGCGAATGTCTAAAAAACAAGATATGATTAACGACCTCATGTCTCATGCTGACGCTGGGACTGGTGTTGATTACGACGGAATGTACGGCTATCAATGTGCAGATGTGACGTGCTATGGTATCTATGAATACTTCGGTACACGTTTATGGGGTAACGCTATTGACTTGCTACGGTCGGCAGAAGCAGCAGGTTTGCAAGTAGTCTATGGTGCCCAATATCCTAAGGCTGGCTGGTTCTTCGTTAAGAATTTTGTAGCAGGAGATGGTGTGAATTATGGTCATACTGGTCTTGTATACGAAGACTCTGACGGCTCTACCATCAAGACTATTGAGCAGAATATTGATGGCAACTGGGACTATCTCGAAGTTGGTGGGCCTTGTCGCTACAATGAGCGCTCAGTCAATTCAATCGTAGGTTATATCGTACCACCTGAAGAAGATCAATCAGGTTGGAAACGAAACGATACTGGTTGGTGGTGGAGCCGTAAAGATGGTTCGTATCCTACTTCAAAATTTGAAAAGATTGCAGATACTTGGTATTATTTTGATTCTCGTGGTTATATGTATGCTGAGCGCTGGTTAAAACATACCGATGGATATTGGTATTGGTTTGATACTAGTGGCGCTATGGTTACTGGTTGGAAGAAAATTGGTGGATTATGGTACTACTTCAATCGTGACGGCGCTATGCAGACAGGTTGGGTTAAATACTACGAAAAATGGTATTACCTGGATGAAGTCAATGGTGATATGAAATCGAACACATTTGTGCCTTACAATGGCGGATACTATCTTCTTCTTCCTGATGGCCGATTGGCTGACAAGGCTGCATTTACAGTGGAGCCTGATGGGCTCATCACTACAAAATAAAATAAAACAGAAAGAATCAAAAATATAGTGCACTAGACCGCAGGCAGTAGCTTGCGGTTTTTTTGTTTGGTCTGAAATAAAATGTGGTATAATAATAGCTAGATAATCTAATATTTACCACTTTCTGAAAACACTAGCGGCAACTAGTGTTTTTTGTTCTAAAAGGGGCAAAAAAGGGGCAAAAATGTCGTAAACCTCTGTAAAACGATGTAAAAAATCAACTTTGCCCTCACTTTAAAGCTCTAAATTTCAACGTATTGTGAAACAGTGTAAATTATCGTATCGCCTATAACTGTTGTGTGCTCTTTTTTCGTGCTTTTTTCGAATAAATAAGATAAAATAGCCTAGAATAAATGATTATAGAAAAGAGAAAATATGAAAATTCGTGGTTTTGAATTGGTTTCGAGTTTTACAGATGAAAATTTGCTCCCTAAGCGTGAGACAGCCCATGCAGCTGGTTATGATTTAAAGGTTGCGGAACGCACTGTGATTGCTTCAGGAGAGATTGTTCTCGTCCCAACAGGAGTCAAGGCTTATATGCAGCCAACAGAAGTGCTCTATCTCTATGACCGTTCATCAAACCCTCGTAAGAAGGGCTTGGTCTTGATTAACTCAGTTGGGGTCATTGATGGGGATTATTATGGAAATTCTGGAAATGAAGGGCATATTTTTGCTCAGATGAAAAACATTACTGACAAGGAAGTGATTCTTGAAGTTGGGGAACGTGTGGTTCAGGCTGTCTTTGCACCATTTTTAATCGCAGACGGAGATGCAGCTGATGGCGTGCGGACTGGTGGATTTGGATCGACAGGGCATTAAGATGAAGATAATCTTTGTACGTCATGGGGAGCCAGATTACCGTGAGTTAGAGGAACGTTCTTATACAGGTTTTGGGATGGATTTAGCACCTTTATCTAAGGAAGGACGGCAACAAGCTCAGGAACTTTGCCAAAATCCTTTGCTTGGCTCAGCTGATATACTGGTGTCTTCTGCAGTGACGCGAGCATTAGAAACGGCTTTTTATGTATCTTGTGCTACAGGCCTTCCTTTGAGGGTGGAGCCTTTGTTACACGAATGGCAGGTTTACGAAAGTGGCATAGAGAATTTTGAAAAAGCACGTACTCTGTTTTTAGAAAACAAGGGGGAGTTGCTTCCTAATAGTCCTATTCAGTATGAGACAGCTGCGGAAATGAAGTCTCGATTTCTAGAATCTATGGCTAAGTATCGAGAACATCAGACTGTAGTTGTTATAGCTCATCGTATGCTAATACGTCAGTTTGTGCCAAGTGAGAAGATTGATTTTTGTCAAGTGATTGAGTGTGAGGTAGAAATTTAGAAAGAGGTTTATCATCGCAAAGAAAAAAGCGACATTTGTATGTCAAAATTGTGAATATAATTCCCCTAAATATCTAGGGCGCTGTCCAAACTGTGGGTCTTGGTCTTCTTTTATAGAAGAAATCGAGGTTGCCGAGGTCAAGAATGCGCGTGTATCCTTGACGGGTGAGAAAACCAAACCCATGAAACTGGCTGAGGTAACCTCAATCAATGTCAATCGAACCAAGACTGAGATGGAGGAGTTCAACCGTGTACTTGGAGGCGGAGTGGTACCAGGAAGTCTTGTACTCATTGGTGGGGATCCAGGGATTGGGAAATCAACTCTTCTCTTACAAGTTTCAACCCAGCTATCTCAAGTAGGGACTGTTCTCTACGTCAGCGGGGAGGAGTCTGCTCAGCAAATCAAGCTACGAGCAGAGCGCTTGGGAGATATTGATAGCGAGTTTTATCTCTATGCAGAGACCAATATGCAGAGTGTTCGCGCTGAGGTGGAGCGCATCCAACCAGATTTTCTCATCATCGACTCCATCCAGACGATTATGTCTCCTGAGATTTCAGGGGTGCAGGGGTCTGTTTCTCAGGTACGTGAGGTGACAGCTGAACTTATGCAGTTAGCTAAGACTAATAACATTGCTATCTTTATCGTAGGGCATGTGACCAAGGAAGGGACCTTGGCTGGTCCGCGTATGTTGGAGCATATGGTGGATACGGTGCTTTACTTTGAAGGGGAGCGTCACCATACCTTTCGTATCTTGAGAGCGGTCAAAAACCGTTTTGGTTCCACTAATGAAATTGGGATTTTTGAGATGCAGTCGGGTGGATTGGTTGAGGTGCTCAATCCGAGTCAAGTTTTCCTAGAAGAGCGTTTGGATGGAGCGACTGGCTCATCAATTGTGGTGACTATGGAAGGGACCCGTCCGATTTTGGCGGAGGTTCAGGCTTTGGTAACACCAACCATGTTTGGAAATGCTAAACGTACGACGACTGGACTTGATTTCAATCGTGCGAGTCTGATTATGGCTGTTTTGGAAAAACGAGCAGGGCTTCTCTTGCAAAATCAGGATGCCTATCTCAAATCTGCTGGCGGTGTCAAATTGGATGAGCCTGCCATTGACTTAGCCGTCGCAGTGGCTATTGCCTCTAGTTACAAGGATAAGCCTACCAATCCTCAGGAATGTTTTGTGGGTGAACTGGGCTTGACCGGAGAAATTCGGCGCGTGAATCGCATCGAACAACGCATAAATGAAGCGGCAAAACTGGGCTTTACCAAGATTTATGTACCCAAGAATTCCTTGACAGGAATCACTCCACCCAAGGAAATTGAAGTCATTGGTGTGACAACGATTCAGGAAGTTTTGAAAAAGGTCTTTGCATAATCCGTGACAAATCCTCTTAAAAATGATAAGATAGGAGAAATATTTGATTATCAAATTTTTGAGGAGGGAATCGTGTCGTATTTTGAACAGTTTATGCAAGCCAATCAGGCTTATGTTGCCCTACATGGGCAGTTAAATCTGCCACTTAAACCCAAAACCAGAGTAGCGATCGTGACCTGTATGGACTCACGTCTGCACGTTGCGCAAGCTCTAGGTTTGGCCCTTGGGGATGCTCATATCTTGCGGAATGCGGGTGGTCGAGTAACTGAGGACATGATTCGTTCACTGGTGATTTCCCAGCAACAAATGGGGACAAGAGAAATCGTGGTGCTTCACCATACAGACTG